TAATCCTTAACATATCCTGCAGGTTTACCACAATTAAAACCACCCATATTATCTTTGAGGTCAACGTTTAAGTTGTCTGCCATGATAGTCTTTACATAAAAACCTTTGCCTGATTCAGGCTTTACAAACTTCTTATACATAAACCTTTGTACGTAAGGTCTGATTGTAATATCGTCAGAGTAAAATACACTCTCATTGGATAGATCATCTATCTTATAAGAACCACTATTGACTATAGCAGCCTGTGTTTTTTTACCCTTGACTTCAACCTCTCCCATAATAGGAGAGTGTTGTATCTTTAGACGAGCAAGTTGTGCTGTCTGTTTCTTTTGTGTCATGTCTACTCCCATGCCCATCTTCTGTGCCATATCAGCAAAGTTATTTGTATCTATATTCATATATATAAACTCCTTCTGTTTTAAGTGTTCTAGTTATATCAGCTAACATCCTTCGTGTCAAGCCAATTATTACCTATTTTTGCTTCTAATACTAATGGTACATTTAAATCTATTTTGAACTGTTTGTCAACAATTATTTTCAATCTATCATTAGTATTTCTTATTACACCAAGTACTGAATCAATCTCATCAGGGTGTACATCTATTACAATACTATCATGTACTGTATTTACTATACAAGATTGCATACCTTGCAGTTGTTTCTCTATCTCTAGTAGAGTAATAGGAACTATATCTGCTGTAGCAAAACTCTGTACAGGAAAGTTCTTTATCTGTGTGAAGTGAGTAGGTGTACCATTAAACCTTCTCTGAACATCAGGAAAAGCAAATGATCTACCTGATGGTGTCGTAATCCTACCTTCATTCAGAGCTTCCGTAGCCAATCTGGAATGCCAAGATGCGATTCCTTTGTACTTTTGCGTGAACTGTTTATAATACGTTGCTTCAGCAACCGACCTCCCAAACCCTGTAGCTCCGTAGAGTGGGGCGAACGTGTGGGCTTTCGCTTCTTGCCTACTAATCTTTTGACCACCTTCAGTAATAACTTTGGCAGTGTAGTTATGTACGTCAAATCCATTATCTATCTCCTTCATTGCTACTTCATCCTGTGACAAATATGCAGCAGTCCTAAACTCTAACTGTGCAAAGTCAGCTTCAAGCACCTTACCACCTTCCCATCGTGAAACAAATACTTTCTTTACAGGAAACGTACCACCTCTTGGCATGTTCTGCATGTTAGGGTCTGCTCCACTAAACCTACCTGTGGCTGTGCGATGCTGTAATAATCTAACGTGTAGCTTTCCGTCAGACTTTAGGTTAGATGTTATACCTTCAACGAATGAAGATAAATAACTATCCAATGCTGATAATCTAATTACTTTCTCTAAGAAGTTCTCTGCTCTATGCATTTCTTTCTGCCTAGCAACGGACTTTAAATATAAAAGACTTGTCTTACTTGTAGTAAAACCATTAGCAGATACCCACTTAGCATTAGGTGGAGTGAAACCCATACCTGCTAACTCAGATGTAGGTAAGAACTTATAACCTAGAGCATTACACTCTACACATTTGTTTTCATTTGCATAGGGTAGTCCATTCTTTCTAGTCTTTCTAATCCTACCATGTCCATTACATACATGACACTGTATAGCTTTAGTCTTCCTAAGTATCTCAGCCTTGTTTGTTATCTCTCTACGGAAGTCTTCCTTTGGCATGTGAGCATTGAATGTCATTACCCAATCGTGTTTGTCTTTAGGTTTCCTAGAGTATACTAACCAAGATAATTGTTCAGGACTATTTAAATTAATAGGTGTATCGCCCATAAAGAAACTACTTTCTTTGTATAACTCTTTCTCTATCTCTTTCTTCTCTTCAGTAAATAGCTTACGTACCTCATCAAGACCATTAACATCAACACTAAAACCAACACGATATATCCTAGCCAAACAAAGGGCAACACTATTAGTAAGAACAGTAGTGTCCAAAAGATGTTTGTATTCCTGTGAATGTAACTTCTTGTATATTTCATTTGCTAACTCCTGTGTTGCGTGTAAGTCTGCTGAAAGATATTCAGATAGCTCATCAGGTGGTATGTCTGCCACACTGTATCCCTTCTTAAAGTATTCTTTCAATGTATCTTGTTTCTTTGTATCAAGATTATATCTTTCTGCACACATCTCTAATGATAGTGGTTGCTTCTGTCCTTCTTGTAAGATGTACTCTCCTAGCATTGTGTCAAATACATCTCCTTCATACTTAAAGTTAGACTCCCATAACCACATCAAGTCGTGTACAATATTATGTCCAATCAATACTGTAGCTTCATCAAGTAGTGATTGTATCTTATTAAATACATTCTCTTCATTCATTCTATATAGATACTCCTGTCCATGCTCAGTCAGTATACCCACCATAACCAATTCATTCTTCTCCTCAAAGGGGTCAAGGTGTAACTTACCATCACGAGTTTGTACAGTATTCTCTACATCAATTGTTATCTTCATAGCTTCTCCATATGTTTAGTCATATATATGACAGCTTTTTTAAGTCTTGTCAAGTTATCTCTGAATGCACCAAGTCCTACATTACAATGATGACATACCCAACCTCTGAACGTACCCTTATCATGGTCATGGTCAAGCACCCACTTCTGTAACTTGCGTTGATTGTACATACCAATCTCTTCTATACCTCTGTCACATATAGGACATTTATAATCTTCTTTAGGGTATGGGTTCTCTTTCTTTAGTTGGTAAACCAATGTCATCTGTCCTCTTACACAAGTTCTGCATGTTCTTTTTATTTCAGGTGCTTTACCTTTGCCATAATCTATAGAATAGAACTGATCAATAGGTTGTGTTGTCTTGCATTTAATGCATACCAAAGTATCTTTTACTTCTATGTCTTTCTTTTCATATCCAAATAAATCCTTCATGCTGTGTACCTAGCTAATAAATAATCTAACTCACAGTGTACACTACCATGCCAACCTGATAGTTTATTCTTGACAATGTTAAGATGCCTTTGTGCATCCTCTTCATCTTGTCCTTCTACTTGTGGGTTCTTAGCTATCAGTATCATTAGATCAGCTTCAGCTGCTTTACCTGTACGTGACCCTTCCATCATGCTCTGATTAAGTATGACCTTACCCTCTGCTTCTGCACTTAGCTGAGACATATATAATATAGCACAGTTGTATTGCTTTGCTATCTGTCTAGCATGTATGGCACAGGCTTTGAGAGCTTCGTCAGGTCTAGCATGACCTTTGTAGGTAGCAAACTTGTCACCCATATCTAGTACAACTATATCAGGTTCTGACTTCTTTACTGCTGACTCAACCCAATTCATATCAAGACCTGTCGTGTCCTTAATAAATATATTCTTACGTAAGGGTGCATATATTTCATTCGCTCTTGGTAGATTCTTTTTTACCTCATGTAAGTTCATACCTGTACCTGCTGTAAGATACCTTGCACCTACCCTATGATATCCTTCTTCATTACATAGGATAATACACTTAGCACCTTGCTCTGCAAACCCACCCGGACCTGCTATAAGACTAGCATGAAAGGATGTCTTACCTGTGTTGGGTCTTGCACCTACCTCAATGAGATGTCCAGCATTAATACCTTCCACCTTTCTACATAGTGTAGGTATGTTGAATGTCCATCGTGCTTCTAAATCATTCTTGTCAAGTAGATTTTCTATACTGATGTCATCCCATTCTATATTCAAGGTAGGTGTGAAGTCATCGCTGTATTGTTCTAATAGATTACGCAATGGTTCTAAAGAACTCTGAACACCATTGACATAATCAAAACCTAAGTTAGCTATGTCCTCTCCTATAACCTGCTGAAACAACTTAGACAGCACCTCTTGTGCTATGTCATCTCCCATTGGTTGTTCTTTCTTAACCTGTCTGAACATAGATATGTACGCATTCTTCTGTGCTGTAGTCATACTAGGATTACCTGACACAAACAATGCTTCTACTTCATCAGGTGTTACTGTCCTCTCATACCTCTGCATAGCCTTGTCTATGACAGACTTTACTTTCTGTGCATCCTTACTGAATAATCTGTTAGGACACCTTGCTCCACGATGATCATCGTAGAACTTCTTGTTCATTAAACTTCTTAATAATGCTAGTTCCATATCATCTCCTTTAAATTATTAATATCTATATCTTCTTCATACTTTAAGTCATCTGTTAATCGCAGTACCTTAGCAGTACGCACCCAACTTTGCAACTCTTTTCTTATTTGTAGAGTTTTCTGTAGTGCATCAGGGTCTAGTGCAACTACAACTGTATCAAAGTTATTACATATAAATCTTTT